GATCCTGCGTATGGGATCTGTGGGTATTTGAACATCGAGATCATGGAGGAACTGCTCGATTCCCTGAAATCTTTCAAGGAAGGGATCATCAACGCTTACGAGGTGAAAACACAGCTTTCCAGGGCCAGGATTGGGAAGTTGATGACGGATGAGACCTGGATGGACGCCCAGAAGGCGTTGGATCTTGGGTTCGTGGATGAAATTCTCCACAAGGAAGCAAAGGAAAATGCCCTCTTTGCGCTTCCTGAGAATGTAGCCGCTGCGGTGAATGCACTGCAGAGTTTTGCGCATGTGCCTGAGCCCATTATGAGGGCATTACAACCCAGTGATAACCAGGAAGAGGCGGCGGAAGCCTGCGAGCCGCTTCTGACTGATGATCAACGACGCGAGGCGGAAGCTCTTCGCGAAGAAGTCAACCAAATTTTGCAGAACCGAAAGGAGTAAGACATGCGTGACCTAAAGCCTTATTTAGATGACGTCGTGAATCGCAAAGCCTCCGTCGATAAAATCGCTGAGGACATGGACAAGCTGATGCGCGATGGCAGTGACGAAGGAAAGGCACTGGCCCTTGAGTTGAAACCTGAATTGGTTGCAGCTCAGGACGCACTGAAAGAAGCCGAGGACACCTATGAGCGGATGAAGCAGGCAGACGCTCCCAGTGATGTCCTGAAGAACTTCGTCCCTGTTTCCAACGATGAAGGTGAGCCCGGCCCAGACCAGCAGCCTTCAACGATCAAACGGGTGGACTTTGAAAAGTTATCGCCCGCAGATCGGTCAGAATTCATCCACTCTGGTGGAAATATTGAGGACTGAGCCAGTCCTCACCGTGAGATAAGGAGATTTTACGATGGCTAATACGCTTACTGAGTTAATCCCAACCTTTTATACAGCTCTCGACGTTCTTTTGAGCGAACCGACAGGTTTTATCGGAGCTGTAATGATGGACGGCGCGGCTGATCAGGTTGCGAAAGACCAAACTATCAGCTGGCCGATCGTTCCGTCGCAGGATGCTGCAGATGTGGCAGCCGCTGCGACAGGACCCGACCCGGACGATCGAACGATTACTCCCGGGACTATGACCATTGACAAGGCCCGTTCTGTAACCTTCTACATCGAAGGTGAAGAGCAGAAGGCGCTTGGGAGTGCCATGAGCCGCCAGATTTTCGAAAATCAGGTGGTTGAAGCAATGCGGACTCTGAGAAACGAGATCGAGGCAGACATTGCCAGCCTTTATAAGTACGCTTCGCGTGCTTATGGCACCGCTGGCACAACGCCATTTGCATCCGATCACAAAGCGCTTGCTCAGGTTCGCAAGATCCTGCTCGATAACGGCGCTCCCATGAACGATCTGCAGTGTGTTTTGAACACCGCTGCAGGTGCAAACCTTCGTTCGCTCACCACGTTGACCAACGTCAATGAGTCTGGGTCAGAACAACCAATTCGGAATGGTGTCATTCTTCCGTTGCATGGGTTCAAGGTGCGCGAAAGCGCTCAGACAAAGACCCATACCAAAGGAACTGGTACCGGCTTCAAGGTTGACTTGACCGCTGGTTATGCCAAAGGAAAGACTCTGATCCACATTGATACCGGCATTGGCACATTGCTGACCGGCGATGTGATCCAGAACATCGAAACCGGCCGTGACAGCGAGAAATACGTTGTTAAGACTGGCGGCACAGGCGCAACAGGCGCAACTGACATCGACATGGTACTTTCCGATCCAGGTTTGATGGCTGCCTGGTTGAACAACGACGACTTCACCATTCAGGACAGTTATGCTGCAAATATGTGCTTCTCTCGGGAGGCCATTGCCCTGATGACACGGGTGCCTGCTATGCCTGAAGGCGGCGACTTTGCTGACGACGTAACGGTGGTTTCTGATCCAAAATCTGGTCTTTCTTTCCAGATTGCTGTCTACCGCCAGCGCCGCCGCGTGGCTTATGAAGTTGCCATTGCCTGGGGCAAGAAGCTGGTTAAACCCAACGCAGTCGCCCTGCTCTTGGGCTAAGCCACGAGGTGAATGATGACTAATATCCTGACGGCCGCAGAGGCGGCACTTGTTCTACGATGTGATGAGACTGACGTTCGTATGCTGGCATTGCTGCCACAGATTGACGCGCACATCAAGAATGCGACCGGGCACGCCTGGGAAGGCGATGACACGATCAATGAGACTGCCAAAGCGGCCGCCAGGATTCTTTTGGTCAGAGGTTATGAGGATCCTGGCATGATGGGGAGCGCAAACTCTCAGAGTTTTGCATTGAGCTCTTATTTCAGCCAGCTGGAAGCGCTCGCCCTGCGCTATGTTGAATTTCAGGGTCGCTCCGGTGCCGGTCCGATCTATGCTGAGAGGATCACTCTTGGCGATCAGGTGGATTCCCTGGTGGGGATCAGCGGCGTTAGTGGGGATCAGTCCAGCGGTTTTGAAAGCATTATTACCGTTGACGGACAGATCCAACAAACTTCCACCGAAGACCTCTCAGATTATTGGTTCAGGGCGCATCTGGTACCGGTGGAGGATCAATGAACCTGAACGATAAGACGATGAATCCCGGTGACCTGCGCACGCTGGTCACATTGAAAAGCCGCACCGCTTCCGGCGATGCTGGCGGGTTTCAGGTGCTAACCTGGACAAAGATTGCCGATGTTTGGGCAAAATGGACGAACGCCCACGGAAGCGAGGTCTGGGCTGCTGATATGGCGGGAGCTAAGAAGCCGGCAACGGTTCTGATCCGGTATCGAAGTGATGTGAATGAGGCCTGCGCTGTGGTGAAAGGTAGTGAGGTTTATGAGATTGTCTCGATTGACGACATACAGGAACGCCACGAGTACCTTGAACTGAAGGTCCAGATCTGGAGCGAAGGGTGATGAGCGTGAAGACGATCTTTGAGGTGAAGGGACTTGAGGAATGGCTCGAGAATATTGCCAATGCCGGAGAGAACATCGATGATGCCACTGAAAAGGCCGTGATGGCTGGGGCGAAGGTTGCTAAGGATGGTATGCAGAGACGGGTTCCAAAGGACACCCATAATCTTGAGGAGCACATCAAAATCAAAGGCCCTCAGCGGGATGGAAACTTTATTTTTGCAGAGGTTGGTGTGATCCATGATAAGGCTCTCACTGATGCTGAAACCGCACGATATGGAAATTCGCAAGAGTTCGGAACGTCATCGATGCAGGCCCAACCCTATATTCGGCCCACCATGCGAAGCGATAAAAGCAAGATTAGAAACGCTGAGAAGGAATCTTTGAAAGAGGATGCGATCTTATGACCATCTGGGAACGCGCTAAAGCAGCTTTGACCACATTGAGCGTGCCATTGGCGGAAGGTGTCTACATTCCAGCGAGCGGAACTGTTAGGCCAGACACCTATATCGTATTCTCTACATTGCCAACCGTCCCACTGCAGCACGCGGACAATGAGGAGAAGCTACGTGACCATCTGGTGCAGGTGAGTATTTGGAGTAAGAACGGTCTGGTGAACCTGCCAGACGTGGAAGGTGCTATGAAGGCGGCCGGTTTCACCTACGTTACCTCAAGAGAGCTGCCTTATGAGGATGACACCAGGTATTTTGGCCTGGCGATTGATTTCGATTATGTAGAAGATAAGGAGTAAAAAACCATGCCTGAATCTGGTGAATATAAATCAGTTGTTGGCATTGATCAAGTCTATTATGCCCTGGTGACGCAGGATGATTCCAGTTGCTACACAGCTGGAACGCCAGCCGTTTTGGCCCCGGCGATCAGTGTTTCTGCGGAGCCAAACACGTCTCTCGAGACGCAGTATGCAGATAACAAACCCTTTGATGTGATGACCGGTGAAGGTGAAACGAAAATCACCTTTGATGCGACGGCTATCCCAATCGAAGTGTTGGCAACACTGCTGGGAAAGCAGTTTGACGCAGCCACTGGCAGGATCTTCGATTCTGGCGGTGAGGCTGTTCCGCCTGATGTTGCTTTGGGCTTCCGCTCAAAGAAGTCCAACGGCAGCTACCGGTATTACTGGTATCTGAAAGGGAAGTTCAGCGCTCCGAAAGAAGAAGCGGACACCCAAAAGGAAAAAATGGATCCGAAACCGGCCCAGCTGATGTATACGGCCGTGAACACCATCGAAACCTTTGATCTTGGCGATGGCGGCTCAGAGAAAAGTGTGAAACGGATCATGGGTGATGAAGATACCACGAATTTCAGCGCAACCGGTTGGTTTAGCGAAGTTCAGACACCCAGTACCACAACCCCTGATGCCCTGGCGCTCTCTTCGAGCGTGCCAGTTGATGAAGGTACCGATATTTCCGTCAGCGCTGATCAGACCCTGACCTTCAACAACGCCCTGATCGACAATGCGATCTATGGCATCCAGTTGATCGATATGACCGATGGCAGCCCTGTGGCGGCCGCTGTGTCACTGAATACCACGAAGAAGATCATCACGATCAACCCGACCGCTGATCTCACTTCCGCAAGGGCGTACACGATCAGCTACAACGTGATCGATATCTACGGTCAGCATCTGAACGGGACCGTCAACTTCACGACCATTGCCTAAGCGGCGGTTGTGAACCATTGATATCAGATAATCCCCCACGCTTTCGCGTGGGGGATAGAAAAAGGTGAATTATGCCTCAGAATACTCCTATGAAAATCACGCTCTATGATCCTGAGAACAATGAGGAGAAAGAGACTTTTGTCCGTACGTTTGTGCCCTGGAAGCTGCTTAAAAAGGCGGCCTCATTACAGAATAGCATCGATTTTGACAACATCAAGGCGGATGATTTGGA